CAGGCAATGGTGGCCGCAAAACAGGGACTGTGATTTTTGACAAGCCCGACGAAGATGCCTTTGGCGGTATGTCTATTGGGCGGTCCTGCAAGGTGACCTTTGCCACCACCAGTTTTTCGTTTTTGAGCCACGGTGATGTTGTCACCATTAAGGGCGAGGATTATCGCGTGGAAACTGTGCGCCAGATTGACGATGGCCTATTGTCCGAGGCCACGGTCACGCCGCTGGATGACGAATCATGATCAAAAAATCCCAAGCCACCCCCAAATATATCCTGAGCGTGCGGGAGTCCATCCTGCAAGCAGTGGTGGAGCGTGTTCGGGGTTTGAGCAATACGGGTTTAAAGGTATTCCGGTCCCGCCGCGCGGCCCTTGGCCGTTTGGAATTGCCCGCTGTGATCATTGAGCCCGTATCCGATAGCGGCGAAGTTGACAACACAACGATTTATCAGGATTGGCAGCTGCTGGTTTCCGTGCGTCTGTTCACACGCGGAGATGCGCCCGATGTGGCCAGCGAGGCCCTCGCGGCCCAGATCCATAGTGCCCTGATGGCAGACGGCCAACTGGGCGGCCTTGCGCTGTCAATCACCGGCACCAACGTGACCTATGCGCTGGAATTTTCCGAAGGCACCGCCTGTGAAACGCAGCTGGAATACCAGATCAATTACCGCACCCCCTATGATAACTGGCAACAAAGGATGTAACCATGGCCCAACTGTTCACCCGTAAACAGCTGATTTTGGCAAAGATTGAAACCACCTATGGCACGGATTCCGTCCCTGTTGTGGGCACGGATGCCATGTTGATCAGTGATTTAAGCATGAATCCCGCACAATCGGAATACGTCAATCGGGATTTGATCCGCCCCTATTTGGGGGCCAGTCAACAGCTGCCTGCGGCCATTCGGTCCGAGGTGTCCTTTTCTGTCGAATTGGCAGGATCAGGCGCAGCAGGAACAGCCCCCAAATGGGCCCCTTTGATTCGGGCTTGCGGGTTTGCGGAAACGGTCAACGCTGGTGTCAGTGTCCAGTATGATCCTGTCAGTGGGCCAACGTTTGCCAGCGTCACGATTTATGCCTTTCGGGATGGTGTGCGTCACGTGATTCGTGGGGCGCGTGGCACATTTACCATTGCCATGAACAACCGCGAGCGTCCTGTGATGAACTTTACCTTTACAGGTCTTTATCAGTCCCCCACCGATGTGACCCCCGGAACCGCCGTTTACACGGGATGGCAGACGCCCTTGGTGTTCAATAACCAAAACAGCAGTGCCTTTACCCTACAATCCTATGCCAACGCCGTTTTGTCCAGCATCACCATTGATGCTGGGAATCAAGTGGAATATCGGTCCTTTGTGGGTACAGGGGGTGAAAGCATCCTGATCACCAACCGCGAGGTGACGGGCCAGATCACCATCGAATCCGCAACGCAGGCCGAGAAAGATTATTGGGCGAACGTGCGGGATGCTGTCACAGGCAACTTTACCATCACCCATGGCACCACAGCGGGCAACCGTGTGGTGATTTCTGCCCCCGCAGTACAGGTCACCGAGCCCCAGTATGGGGACGTGCAGGGCATATCCACAACCCAATTTAACGCCCGTTTGACGCCATCGGCCACCGCGGGCAATGATGAAATCCGCATTTTGGTGAACTAAAGGATTGTTATGTTTAGAATTCTCCCCGAAACCTACTTTTGGCCAATTGTGGCCCACGTGGCCGAGAATGGCCAGATCGTTGAAAAGACGCTGTTTGAGGCGGAATTTAAACGGCACGCCCTAGACAAGATTGCCACCATTGAGGCCCTGCCACCCGTGGACCAGATCAAGGCCATTGTTGTGGGTTGGCGGGGTTGCAAAGACGTTGACGGCAACGACGTGCCCTTTAGCGATCAGGCTTTGCTGGATTTTATCACCGAGTTTCCCGAAATCATGACGCTATTTTTTCAGGCGTTCCATGAATCGTGGAGTTTGGTTAAAAGAAAAAACTAAGGCAGGCTGCCCTGCATATTGTCGGTGGCAGCCTATCCAAAGCCTATGAGGTTCTCGATATGCGGCAAGATGGGTCTTTGAGCGCAGCGGATGCCAAGGAGCGGCTGGAAAGCCTGACCTGTGATTTGATGGGCGAAAATGAAAAAGCCGTCGAGCTGTTTTTGCTGGTGCAGACTCAGTGGCGTGCTGTGGAAGGGGCGCGGCTGGGGCTGGATTATAACGTTGTGTTTGTGGTTATGGGCAGCATGGGGATCCCCAAAAAAGAGCGTTTGGGGCTGTTAAAGGATATTCAAACCATGGAAGACGAAACGTTGGCATATTTTGCCCGCAAGAGGGAGGCCCGTCATGGCTAGGTTTGAAAGCACCGTCCAGTTTGCCGTCAATGCCCAAACCAACAATGTGGCCTTGCTGGATGATTTCCGCAAACGGGTGGATGGCATTGGCCGGTCCGCGCAACAGTCCACGGGCGGCATTGGGGCCTTGACCTCTGGCATTGCTGGTATGTCTCGGGGCTTGGCGACTTTGGGTATCGGCGTTTCTGTGGCCGGTCTTTTGGGCCTTGGGAAAAGTGCTGTGGACTTGGCCGGAAAATTAAACGACGCCGCCGTTGCCACCACGGTTGCGGCCACGAGGCTGGATCAATACCGCCAAGCGGGTGAACAGGTGGGGGTGTCCTTTGAAACCATCGTGGGGGGTTTGGGTAAATTAAACAAAACCATTGCCGCCGCTGCGTCGGGCAATCAAGACGCCGCCAAGGCTTTTAAGGATTTAGGCATTGCCGTGACAAACAATGATGGGTCCATTCGGGCCACGTCGGATATTTTTGAAGAACTGGCCCAAAAAATCCGCGCAGCCCCTGACAATGCCGCCATTTTTGAGCAAGGCACTAAAATTATGGGGCGTGGCTTCGCCAGCCTGTTGCCGCTCTTGGAAGAAGGCGACGAGGGCATGAGAAAGTTTCAGAGTCGTTTTAGTGAAGAAGGGATTAAAAACCTTGATGATTTTGGGGATAAACTCAACAGGTTAGGCGAGGCATTTAAGGGTATGGCGGCCTCCGTTACAGAGGTTACGGTTTCCGGCCTTTTGGAATCTGTAGAATTTTTGAACAATACGATTGGGTATACCTTACGAAACGCTGGATTGCTAGAACAGCAGCGGCAAAAAATGAATTATACGCCGACGTTTGGAAAAGCCCCCATCAATAACCCCCAAATGTCTACTGTTAGTGGCTTAATGTCACCTATTTCGGGCGGGGATGCTGAGGCAAGGTTTAAGGCTTTAGAGGCAGAAAAAGCCGCTGCGCAAGCCGCCGCCGACAAAGCCGCCCAAGCCCAGCGTAGCTATGCCGCCGAACGCCAGCGCCAGATTGCCGAAGAGGCCCGCGCGTTAAAGCAATTGGCGCAAGAGCGGGCGCGGGAAGACGAACGCCAGCGCAGTGCCGTGTCTGATTTTTTGGCCAGCAGCCGCGAAAAAGAAGAATCCCTGAAATTTGAGATCAGTCTGATTGGCAAAAGCGTGGCCGAGCAAGAAAAAATGGTCATGCTGCGGGATATTGATAACGAGGCCAAACAGCGGTCCATTGATTTGTCGGGGCAATATGCCGCCCAGATTACCGCCGAGGCTGAGGCCACCAAAGCCAGAACAACGGCCCTGCTGGATGATTTTCGCAAGAAACGGGAAGACATCAATGTGGGGATTCAAGAAGGTTTCCAAGATTATTTGACCGACATTCAAGATCGCGCCACGGCGGCGCGGGATGCGGTGGGCAATGCCCTGCGCGGGGTGGAGGATGCCTTTGTCACTTTGGCCACCACGGGCAAGCTATCTTTTCGAGATTTGGCCGATTCTATTATCGCAGACATTGCCCGCATCGCCATCCGGCAAAGCATCACGGGGCCTTTGGCGGGGATGTTATCGGGGGCGTTTTCTGGGGGCGGGGGGGCATCCTCTGGGGGCGGCTTTGGCAGTTTTTTTGCAAGTATGGCCGGATCGGGTGGCAAGGCCATGAGCCCCAGCGGCTTTGTCAATGTTACACCCAACGCCCTTGGCGGCATTATGACCAGCGACGGTTCCATGCCATTAAACCGTTATTCCATGGGGGGCATTGCCAACCGCCCCCAGCTTGCCCTGTTTGGCGAAGGCCGCACACCCGAGGCATTTGTCCCCCTGCCTGATGGCCGCCGCATTCCTGTGGCCATGCAGGGCGGGGGCAATACCAGCGTTGTGGTGCATGTCAATGTGGAGTCTGGATCCCAAAACGTAACCAGCAGTGGGCAAAACGCAGAGGCCCTAGGC